AAGATAAATTTTATAAACATGCTACTGAACCTATCTCTGAAAAAGAAGTAAAAGAAGCAGAAGGTATAGAAGTAGAAGTTGAGAAATTTACAAATAATAAAAATATAAGATTAGAAAGTAAAATTGAAGAATATGATGCATATGAAGGCATTAAGCCTACTGGTCAGGAAATAAAAGCTGAAGATAAAAAAGTAATTGCAGAATTAATTAGTAATTTAAAGTTTTATAATGATGCTAGAGGTAAAGATTTAGGTAAAATATTATCAGGAGCATACGCTACTATGCATGAGCCTTTTGTAGACGCTCCAACAAAAGCTTTTAATCAAATGAATGTAAATGATTTTAAACTTTTAAATAGATATTTTAGGTTTACAAGGTCTGGTAGCTTTATGCAAAACATGGAAAAGCATTTAAGTGACCTTCAAAAAGCTGGAGTTAAAAAAAGACATCATATGCTTTTTCCTAGAGGAACAAATGCAGAACAGATGTCTCAAGATATGAAATTTTTAGAATCTGAAGGATATATTAATACAAAAGATGGTATGCCTGGAATGAAAATAGCTGTATATAAACCTACATATTATGGTGAAACATTACAGAATTGGATAGGCCGTACACATGATTTGTCTTATGGAGTTTCAGAGAATTTAATTCGAGATTTTCATGATACTTTCAATTATTTACAGCAATCATCTGATGGTGATGCTTTATGGAGATTATCTGTAAGAAAGCATGAGCTAAAATTAGGAAATAAAACTAAACAAAAAGTTTATACAGAAAATTGGAAAGAGTCTCAAAAAAGAAATGATTGGTTTAAAATAAGAGATAAAATCTATATGATAGATTTAGGTCAAGGACGTAAAAAATATAGTGGATGGGATATTGTTGACTATACTATGAAAAAATTAAGTGATACATTTGGTTCTTATCATGAAATCATTCGAGGTAAGTCTGGAGCTCTAAATAAATACATTATGGGCTTTTATGATGCTGAGGCTACTCAACCTATACTAGACTACAAAAGCTTCTTAAATGACCTAAATACGGCTTATAAGACAGGAAAGCTATTAAAAGCTAATGATTCTAAGGTAAATGAACTACTTGGTATAGGCATAGATGGAATGAGGCATATGACTCGTTCTATGTTTATAGATTTACTACCTCCTTCTGAATATTCTAGAATGGTAGGCGGTAAATTAAAAAAGATAAGTGCTAAGAAATATTTTGAACTACCTATTTATGAACAAAGAAGATGGACTCCAGATAAAGAAGCTAGAGTTAAAGAATATGAAGATTTGATAATTGAAAGTACAGGATTTTTAGATGGCTATTTTCCTCATTATTTTTCAAGCACTAGAAAGCTTAAAAAAGCTAAAGAAAGAGATGTACAAGAATTATTAAATCAATCTTGGAAAAATTCTGCTCAAAAACAAGCTGAGATGAAAAAGATTATAATGAAATGGAAAATGAGAACTGGAGATTGGGATTTTGCTGATTATGAAGTATGGGAAAAATATGATAGAGATTTATTTGGTAAAGCAGTAGAAGAAGTAAGACAAGATGTTAAAGCTAGAAGAGAAAGGCAAACTCTTCCAAGTGTTAATCAAAGATTTGGCAATATGTTTACAAGAGATAATCATATGGGAGGATGGCTTGTAGAGCCTGAATCTGTTGAAGTATACATTAGAAATTTAACAAATACATACTTTAGACAAATGGCAAACATGGTATCAAGGCATACTCTTCATGAAATGAGAAATCATTTAAATAAAAAATGGGTATCTACTGCTGCTAAAAAAGATAAGCAAGAAGCTAGAGAATTAGTTGAAGGTTGGGTTACTTTTTGGAGGAAATATGCAAATGAAGCTATGGGCAATCCTGTTGTATTATCTCCAGCAGAAATGGAAATGCCTGGATTTAATGTAAAAGGAACTCCTTATTCATGGTGGGCTGATAATGTAGTTGCTGAAAAAGTAAATAAAATAGCTAAAAGATTAGGAGTTATCAAAGAAATTAAGCCTATAGATAAAACAGTTAGAAATGATGATAGTGTAATTTTAAATGGTTGGGATTCTTATGATATGAGAAGATGGTCTAATCTTGAAGGTAAATACCAATTAGCTACTCTCATGACTCATCCTAAAACTATGATTAATAATATATTTGGTGGTACTATGCATACCTTCCAATCAGTTGGATATAAGCCATTAAGAAATGCTAGAAGTATAGAATATTTAAGAACTATTAATCCTAAATGGCGTAGTATGGAAGATATAAATAAATTTGTAGCTGATTTAGGTATACAGCCTGAATTATTACAACATGAATTTGGCATGCATAAAGAATTTAGAAGTGGAAAAGGCAAAGCTTTTGCTAGTGAACTTGTTAGAATGTCTAGAGAAATTGAAAGTGTAAAAGATATTGATATTGGACATTTAGCTAAGAAATATGGTATAGGAAAAGCAATTATGAATAAAGCTGCTAAATTTATGACTATTCCTGAAAGAGCTTTAAGAAGAGATTCTTTTATGGCTCATTATATTAAAGCATGGGAAAGATTTGGTGGCGCTATTACTGATGTTAATAATCCTGTATTAATTGAAATGGCTAAAAAAGGTGTTCAAGCTACTCAATTCTTATATAATGCTCCATTTAGACCAGCTTTTGCTCGTTCTGCTTTAGGAAAAATTATGTCAAGATTCCAATTATGGTCATGGAATGCTGTTAGATTTAGAAATGATGTAAGAAAACAAGCTAAATTATATGGTTTTGAACCTGGAACTGAAGCTATGAAAAGATTTGAAAGGACTATTACGACTGATTTGTTTGTCTTAGCACTTTCAAGTGTGTTTATGTACTCTATATTTGAACAAACTTTACCAGCTCCTTGGAATTGGTTACAAGATACTGCTGATTGGTTATTTGGTGATGAGAAAGAAAGAGATAGAGCTTTTTTTGGAACATATCCTACTTCTATAGCTCCTCTTCAAATGGTAACTCCTCCTATAGCAAGATTACCTATATCTGCTATAAGGCAATGGGCTGAAGATGATTATACTAAATTATCTGATTATTATATATGGACTATGTTACCATTTGGAAGAATGATGAGAGATGTTCTTCATCCTGAAACTGGATTGATAAATAATCCTATGAGGTTCCCTGAAAAGGTTACTGGAATTCCTTTAACTGGATTTGCTAAGGAAAGAAAAAGATTAAAGGAATCTGATTATGTTCCTCCTTCTCCTGGTGGTTCTATATTTAGTGATTAAGTATTTTTTGTTCTACATGGTCAAAAGGGTCGTAAGAATGGTAACACTCTGTATGAAACACTACAGTTTCATCTTCAAAGAATCCACCATCCCCACTTAAAAACCCTCTAGAAGCTTTATATATAGGTGCCGATGGCCCTATAAGCTCTTTACATTTATCGCATATCATAATTCGCCTTTTTTTAATTTCTCTAAAGATTTCTCGTTTCTACTTTTAGCGTCTTCTGTATCAATCATACCCCATAATAGGCACAAATAAACTATCGCATCAGTTAGTCTTCCTCTAATGTCTTCTCTTTGCGATTTATGACCATTGACAAACGAAGCAATACCGTCTATATGCTTCAGTAAATAAACCATCAATACTTTCTCTTTAGAGCTACCTATATAATCTGCGACTCTTTCAAAGTTAGCGAATGCATTAGTCTGCTTCCTTGCGTACTCCTTCTGCCCCGCTTCCCTCGTTTTCTGTATTTTCTGGAATATCTTCTGTATTAGATTCTCCATTTGCTTTTTTGTCATTTTCCTTCTCCATTTGAGCTTTATACTCTTTTTCCTTTTCATCAAGGTAGGCGCTAAACGTATCTTTCTCGCCTTTCATACCTAAATACAAACCAAAAACACTGTCTAACTGTTTTGTTATATTGAATACTCTATCTAATCCCTGACTTAATTCATTGACCTTGTGATTGATTTCTATTACAGCACTAGCTATTTCTTTAGCTGTTGGTTTCTTTTTTACATTATTTTTAGCCATCTAGGCTCCTTTCCTTCATCTTTTTTCTGTAACCTTTAGTTCCATAGATTTCTCTATAAATACATTTTCTACAAACAGGCTCTAATATCGGAGGAATATAATCCTCTATATATTGTTGAGCTTTATATCTATATATAGCTTGATTTTTTGTTATACCGCAAACTGCGCATTCTGAATAACTACTCTCAACTAGTAGTTGCACAATTCTTTTTCCCTTTTTTTCCATGCTTCTTTACTAATCTTGCTGTATAACCTTTTAAAGCTTTATCAGCAGCTTCTGAATGTTGATTAATTACATGTAGTCCATAATCTTTACTTGTTTCAGTCTTTATTACTTTTACTTTTTCTACTTTATTATCAAGGTAAAATTTAATACCTTCTAATATCTTGATGCAACTTATAGTATCCTTGCCTATAATATCTTCTATAATAGTTGCAATAGCTTCGTAGTCTTTTTGTGACATTTTTCCTCCTTTAAATCCTTTAATATTAGTTCATGATAATTTTTGTTTAAGACTCCTTGTCTTCCATTAGCTCTATATACGGGGAATAACCCCTTATCTCCGCACACAAATAAGGGGTTACTACAAACAAAACGCGATTCTGATTCTTCTTTTAATAAGGAAAAATATTTCTTGTTTTTCTTAAACTCCATGAATATCCTTTAAAGATATTAAGACTAACTCGCTGGAATTATTATCTCCTCCCATAGTTATCTTAGCCTTTCCTTCGTCTACTAAACGTTTGACTAATTTTTTTAACTTTTTAACAGGCATCAGAATAACACTCTCAATATTACCTCTATATGATAATATTTGAGCCCACCATTCTGCTTTTGTTACAGTTAGTCCACTTAGATTTCCTTCATTCATCAGTTCTATCGCTATATTTCCAGTTTTCTTCCATTTATCTCTTTCTGTTTTAACTTCTACTTTTCCAACAGTGAGTATTTTAGCTAAACTGTACTCAAACTCTTCACCAAACTTTAAATCAATGTCAAACTTTGATGTATAGTCTTTATTCCATTTTGATTTCATTCTATCTATTACGTCCACCACTTTTTCCATTCTTTCAGCCTTTCTGTTCGTTCTTTATTGTAGTTTCTTTTTACATCTTTCTTTAAGGCTCTTTTTATTGCACTTAAAGACCTTTTTTTTCTAGCACTATCTGAAGATAGATTGCTAAATGTATGTTTTTTAGTCATATTTATTATCCTTCATATAATTATATAGCTTTTCTATTTCTTTAAAGCTAGCATTACTTTTCATTGCATTTGCTTTTCTTGATATAATATGAACATTATCTTTCGTATATCCTTTATTATTATCAATCCTATCTAAGCTAGGGCTATTATCTGTTGATTTACGTCTTCCAACAAATAAAGGTATATCTAGAATAGGGCATACTTTAGGACATTTAGGAACATCTTTATATGTATATAAGTCCCAATCTAGATTCTTTTCTATAGCTCTTTTTCTTGCATTATCTCTTAATCGTACTCTTGGGTCTTTTCTATGTCTATGTCTTTTCTTTCTTAATTCTGATGCATCTCCTATTTTTGCATAGGATTTTTGTTTTAATTTTACAATACCTTCTTTAGTTCTATTTAAATAACTCATTTTAATTCTCCTTTAATTGAAAAGCCAAAACATAATAAATATAATTAGTTTGTCTATTATCCACAATGATATTAACAATGTTAATTTATTATCTAATGATTCTTTATATTTAGTTTCTTTTTCACTTCTCATAATTAATCCTATAGGGCAAATAGAGATTGAAATGCTTGTTTTTATCCGACTAAAAACAATAGATTACATTTTGCTATATTGCAACTGCATACCGTTGCCGTATTATTTGCCCTAATTAAAAATCTCTACTGGAGAGTTTTCTTAAAACATATTTCTTTAAATCTATATCTTGTCTATCAAGCCACTTGAGTAGCTTTCTAAAATCTCTGTCCATTAAAGGACCTTTTCTTGTATTACATCTTCCACATATCATTTGAAGATTTTTAGGAGTTGAATTACCGCCCATAGAGAGAGGAATGATATGGTCACATGCCATATTATTAACCAGCAACTTCTGATTGCAATAATTACAGGTGCGTCCATATACCACGTATAATAACTCACGAACTTCCTCCAATGATATGTCAAATTCGACTTCATATTCCTTGCTCCTTCTTTTCAAAGTTGACCTTAATGTTGAGGACTTTTTCATTAATCTATGGAATGTTTTTTTAGCAAAAGTACCATGATGTCTTTTTAGTTTTTTGCTAAATTTTCTTTCCCAGATAGTTAACCTATTAGGGGACCTTCGTCCCCTTTTAGGCTTATAGTATTTCTTTTTATGCGCTGGCTCGTTCATAATCTTTGAATTTTATTAATATATCAGATACTAACGATATATTGAATTGAGTTTCGATTCTCCAGACACCAAAAATGATACTTATTCCAGAAAATCCTTTTGATTTAGTCCTTACTATGCCTATCTTTATCAGACTTAGTAATATAAGGATTATTCTGTCTTCTAACAAAGCAAAATTTATTATTTTACCCATTTATACCCTCCTTAATCTAAATGATGGTGTCCATTCGACTTCTGTATCGAATAACTCTCCATCGGTGTTTTTAAATAGCCTTACTGCTCTAGTTTTAGAATTAGATTGACCATTCAATCCAATTACTTTTCTTGAAGCATTCTCAATCGCACCTGAACCTTTACCAGCATACAAATCAAGAACTTCATTTCTGCTGTATTCTCTGCTTACTTGCGATATTTGAATTACAATCATATCATTATTTACTGCCATATTTGACAAACCGTGTGATATATACTTAATCTTTTCATATTCACCTCTATAACTCATAGGTGTTTCTACTAAATCAATATAATCTACGATTAATAATGCTGGTTGCAATTCTCTTACTTTATCTGCTATTTTATCTAAAGAAGGCGATATAGTTTGAACTTGTACATGTTCTAACTTATCTTTGTTTTGCTTGTATAGCTCTTCATATCGTCTATTAACTTCTTCTTTACCTTTTCCTGATACTATTTGAAGATGTCTTCTATGCATATACCATGATGAAAGCTCTAAACTTAAGAATAATGTAGGTATTTGCCATTCAACTTTTATATCGTGATTAACAAAGTCTACACCAAATGCTAAATTTTGAGCAAAAGTAGTCTTATTAGACCCTGTTGGCCCAAAAATAGTAACTAA